ATAAAATTTATCTTTACAATCAATAGCATCAATTATCATTTGTTGACCAAAAGTAGTAGTATCATCCCCATAATCATCCCAATTTACACTAAACGAATATGAACGCATCCTATCCGAGGCACCACCAGGAACAGGACCACTAGACGACCAACCATACTCTCTAATGTTTGGGACCAAATAATACCCTCGTTTAACTGAGGCACTTAAAGATGGTGATTGATTCCACTTTACTTTGAACCTGTACTTACCTTTAGTTGGGACCCCAATACTAGGGTCGGTTGATATAACTTGTTGACCAAATTCATTTGTGGTTACATAATCCAAGTTCATTGGTACATTTACCATCCAAACACCATTCTCATCAATAACTTGACCACCATTATCTAATTGGAAATTTTCTAATGAGGGTCTACCTTTACTATCTAAATTTATTGTTTGTCGAATAGCTTTAATTTGACCCGTTCCCGTAATTAACGAACATTGTTGACCCATTTTTCTTTTGGGTTTACATTTAGTACTAATTGATGATTCATCAATGTCTGAAATCATAGAACCCATATAAATCGCAACAGGATTTATTCGAATATTAGCTTGTTCAGAAATATCAAAATCAGTCCTTGTTATACCAATACTACATAATTCAGGTTCACCCCATAATGGTTCAACTTCAACATTACGAGAGAATGATAGTATCTGAGGTAATGAATTTAAGTTAGTTGAAGATTTAAAACTATTACCATCAACCATAGAAGATGTTGCCAAACCCATTGAAATTAAATCATTAGGTGTTAATGAAAATTCACCAATATCTGACAAATCCAAATCAACAAATAATGTTTGAGGTCCTGTAGGTACACCAAATATCATAAAATCACCACTATCATTAGTCACAGTAGTATATCTATAATATTTGTCATAAACTTCTATTAATGTTGGGTCAGTTATAACATCTTCTCTATCAAAAAAAGTCCCTGTCGGAGTGTGTCCATTATATGATGGTGCATAAGGTAATAAATTATATCTATACCCATCTTCATTTTGGTCCGTTATTACTCTATAAGGGTATATCTCGGAAATAATCGGATTATCCGCATCTTGTTCGGATAACGGTATAAATACAGAAACTCTGGCATTAGGTAACCCTAAACCATTATTCACACTAACCCTACCAATAACTACCCCATAATCCGAGCATTGTCTTGTATAGATTTGGTCTTGTAATATTTTTAATGATAATATCTCAAGATATTCAAATTCTTGGTCAATTGTTACTTTTAATGATTTATCTACTCCAGGTGTTGTTCTTATTCTATAAGAATTTGACATAATATTCTTTTTACATAAATAGTTTATATACTATTTTTAAAAATAGATGATTATGAATAAAAATAAATTATCAACTGAAATTAACTGTTGATAGATTTTTAACCCTTACATTAATATCTTTGTTAGAATATCTAATTTGGTAAGTTTGATTTGGTTCCGCGAATATAGTATCGTCAACCAACTCAATCTCTTTTGTTTCATTATCAACATATCTTTGTGATGTTTGAGACGATGAATATTGACCACCAACTTTATTAAATACTTTAATATCCGATAATGATATTACTCCATTCTGACTTTGTATTTGTCGTCTAATTTCCGATAAATTAACATTCTGACCCATTTGTCGATTAGACGGTTCAAAGTATGTTGAAACTAAAGTAATGATTTGTGAAATAACCGCCCCTTGTGTTTGACTACTATCCAATACAACATCAATATTTAATCCCAAATCAATCACATTTGCGGATTCTATTGAGATATAATCGTTTATCATCCTATAGTTTGATAGATAGTTAGCAATATTACTTTTTAACGTATTAGAAACAACCTCACTCAATGTTCCCGATTCATCGTAAGCCAATATTTGTATTTTGATTTTGTTATTTTCTTCAGTGATAGCAACTTTAGCAGGTGCCCCAAATTGAGATGGCATTGTTCTAATAATTGAATCGTAGTCGTTTACTGTTACCGCCCTTTTTTGTGCCGCAAAGTTAAATGAAACCAAATTTCGAACTTCTTCCATAGTAGGGAAATTAGCCCCACCAATTGCCGCAGTTACGTTAGTACAACCAAGTGAATTAACCACAGTTGTATTAATTGATTGTGATGGACCATTAACAAAGAATGATACGGTTCCAATTTGAGAAATAACGTTAACACCAACATTAGTTCCTGTACCACCACCAACTCTATACTGTACAAACAACGTAGAATTACCTTTTAATGTACTACCTAACGCCAAGTTATTAGAATACTTGTATAAATCCAATTTAAACCCATTTCTAGCAAATTCTCTTAACTGTTCGTCAGCAGATTGACTACCACCACCAAATGTCATTTTTAAGAAACCTTCAGGTGTGAATTCTGAAATAAACTTATCACTTGTTGCAATATATTTACCAACTTTAATACCTGGTTTATCGGATACTTTTGTTGGGTCCTCAATGAAAACTCTATCCTCAGCTAACGCACTTACCTCATACCATCTATTTTCTAATCCCAAAAACTCTTGTGCCGACGGTACATTAGTATATTGTGTACCATCCTTCAATAAAAGACTAGTAATACCTAACACATTTTTATCAGGTAAAAACATTTCATAAAAAGGTTTAACATCATTGGCAGTTATAACTTTTTTGAATACCTTTGTAAGACCATTAACAACTGTTTCTCTTTTAACAATAGTGTAATTAAGTAATTTGTTATTAGAATCAAAATTAGGGATTTTTTTTCTGTTAGGGTACCCATCAGCATTAGTTGGGGATGTAAAATCAATATCATAAACCGTTTCAAAACTTTGTCCCGCACCATTCACCTGAGAACCACGTCTCAATATACCACAATATCTTAAATCCTCCTTATCACCAAACGCAGGAACTGTAATTGAAAAATCAACTAAAGCAACCGAAGGTCTTTGACCTGGTATCTTCAATCCATAAGTTCTAGCAATATTAAATATTGAAGAAGGTTGTTGAGCGTATTGTAACACTGTTTCCTGAATACTTCTATCAATATTAAATTGTAAGTTATCGGTAACCGCAGCATTTAAATCTAATAATACGGAGAATACCGACGCATCATTAAAGTTATCAACTAAATCAGGATAATACGTTTTAGTGAAGTTTATTAATTCAGTTCTTATTGATTGAAAATCTCTAGTCGTATAAGATATTTTTTTATTAGCCATAATTTTTTATATATTAATAATTACAAAGTCACTTGGGTTAAATGCGTCATTAGTTACGACATAATCAATCCTAACTTTAGCGGTATGTTCTTTTTCGGAAATTCCTGGTACTCTAAATACTCTTTCATCCCCATCTACATAAGTACCTTTATCTTCCTCACCATCAGATGCTGCTTTGACACTAATACTTGTTATTTTAAGATTTGGTAAATATTCATCAACAGAATCTCTAATTTCGGATTCTATTTCTGAAAATGTTGGACCATCAAGTGGTTCAAAAATATATTCATATAATCTTGTACCAAAATCAGGTAAATAATACCTTGTCCCCTTTCTTGTTAATAAAAGGTGAATCAAACTACTTCTAATCTCTTCTTCATTCGTTTGAGATAAATCTAAATATTTACCGTCAAAAGAATCTCTAAAAGGGAAGTTAATACCGTATGTATTTCCATTTGCCATATTATATAAATATAATGTTATAATATTTCCAATAAATAGATATAAAATAAAAAACTCTCGACAGTGTCGAGAGTTTTTAAAACTTAAATTATCCTATGATGAACAACCAAAACATTCAAATTCCGAATCACTTGGTTTTTCAGGTATCACGTCGACTTTAGGTTTTTCATTAGTAACAGGTCTTTCTTTTCTTGAGATATCCACTGCTAAGTGTTTCGCTCCTGTTGAAATCGCTTTAGTTCTAATGTAATAACTTAAAGTTTTCAATCCTTTATCCCATCCGTGAAAGTGTGATGAGGTTATTTTTGATAATGTTGGATTATTCATATAGATATTCATTGATTGTGATTGGTCGATGAAAGGGGCTCTCTCAGCCGCCATATCAATCAATTCTCTTTGTGAAATCTCCCAAATTGTTTTGTATTTGTTAATTAAATGTTCAATACGTGTAACTTTTTTATTGTAATTTTTATCCTCAACATCAAGGTAATGATTGAAGTTAATATTTTGAATTGACCCCTCATTTAAGATGATATCATTTTTCAAATCTTCACACCAAACACCAATTTTTTCAAAATCTTGAATTAAATACTTGTTAACAATTAAAATCTCACCTCCAACTACACGTCTGTTAAATAACGCTGAGTGAGCTGGTTCAGTCATTTCAAATGACCCCGTTATCTTAGCTGAAGATGCCACAGGCATCTGAGCCGTGAATAATGAGTTACAAATACCGTGTTTCATCACACTATCTTTTAATGAATACCAATCCCACATTCCTGATAAATCATCTTCAGATAACCCCCACATATCAAATTGGAACACACCTTTCGACATTGGAGAACCTTCAAAGTAACCATATGGTTGATATTTCCCTTCAACACATAATTGATTACTCTCAGTAATTGATGCGAAATAAATTGTTTCGAAAATTTCTTTATTTAATTTTCTTGCCTCATCAGATGTGAAAACATAATCCATTAAATAAAACACGTCAGCTAATCCTTGAACACCAATAGCAATTGCTCTTTGTTCTAAACCACCTTTAAGTCCTTTCTGAGTTGAATAACTATTGATGTTAATAACCTTGTTTAATGTTCTTGTAACTTTTCTAACCTCATCAAATAATAATTTGAAGTCGAATTTACCGTCAATAATAAAGTTTTTCAACACCATAGATGATAATGTACATATGGCCGTCGTTTCTTCATCAGTGTATTGGAATATCTCAGCACATAAGTTAGATTGGTGAATAACTCCAATGTTTTGGTGGTTAGTTTTCTTATTAGCGTTATCTTTAGAACATAAATAAGGAACACCTGTTTCAATTTGAGACTCCAAAATTTTTGTCCAAACCTCAGTAGCACTTACTTTTTTACCTAATCCTAATTCAACTGCTTTTGCATAAGTTTGTTCATACTCATCACCATAAGACTCTTGTAATGGTTTTAGACCCGCTTTCTTAATATCATTAGGACAGAACAAATACCAATCACCACCGTTTCTAACCGCGTGCATGAAGTTATCAGGAATCCACAATGCCGTGAACAAATCTCTCGCTCTTAACTCATCTTTACCTGTATTCTTTTTGATATCCAATAAATCGAAAATATCTTTATGCCAAGGTTCGATATAGATTGCCGCACTACCAGGTCTTCTTCCTTGTTGATTAAAGAATCTTAACCCTTCATTAACAATTTTTAAGTATTTTAATAAACCACCCGCGAATCCACCTGAACTTGTTATACGACTTTCTTTACTACGTAAGTTAGACATACATAAACCAATACCTGCAGCATCAGAAGAATAAGTTGAGATATCACTGAATGTGTTTAATAACCCTTGTCTTGAATCCGAATCATTATAATGTAACACACAAGACGCTAACTGAGGGATTAATGTTCCTGAGTTAATCATAATTGGGGTTGCTTTAGAGATTCTTTGTTCTGATAAAGATTTGTAGTAGTCCATAGCCTCCTCATATGATTCAGTAACCCACAAAGCGATTCTCATATACATATGTTGGGGTCTTTCGATAACTTTACCGTTAGGTAATTTCAACAAGTACATTTCTTGTAATGCTTTCCAAGCGAAAAAGTCAAAGTTATAATCATTTTCGTGATTAATAACAGAATCAATATTACTTGGTCCATATTCCTCAATTATACTAACCAATTTATCGTGAACGACACCTTCAGTATGTAAAACTTTAATAGTCTCAGAAAAACTATCCAAGGTATCTTTATGATACGCTGAGATAGCAACTGATGACGCCAATCTTGAGTAGTCGTGATGACTACCAGTGTACGATGACGCAATTTCATATACTAATTTATCCAATTCTTTAGTAGTAATATAACCTTCAGTTGGTACTGAAGTTATTACTTTAATGAAAATCTCATCAAAGTTAACATTAAGCCCTTTGGACGCTTTTTTAACTCTGTTGTAAATTTTTTGAGGATTAAATGATTGTTTCTCCCCGTTTCTTTTTTTAATTTTTAATGACATCATATCAATTATAATATTTTATTAAAACTCGTCAGTGAACGTAATTGTTTCATTCAATTTAGCCTTTTGGTATTCAAGGGTTCTATTTTCAAAGAAGTTACCTTTAGTTTCAACCGCAATCTGTTCCATGAACTTGAAAGGTTGGTCGACATTAAATTCTTTACTACAACCTAACTTGTACAATAGACCATCAACCACAAATTCTAAATATTGTTTCATTAAATTAGAATTCATTCCAATTAAAGAAACAGGTAGTGATTCGGTTATAAATTCTTTTTCAATTTCCAATGCTGAAAGTAAGATTTCTTTAATACGTTTTTCACTTGGTTTGTCCTCAATATGGTTGTTCAATAAGTGAATAGCGAAGTCACAGTGAAGATTTTCGTCTTTGAAAATCAATGCGTTAGCGTCACATAAACCTTGCATAATCCCTCTTGATTTCAACCAAAATATTGAACAGAATGAACCAGAAAAAAATATCCCTTCCACCGCTGCAAATGCTATCAATCGTTCTTGAAAAGATGCGTTCTCAATCCAATCTAAAGCCCATTTTGCTTTCTTTTGAACTGCTTCTAATCTGTCAATTGCGTGAAAACAATCATCTTTTTCCTTAGAGTCTGTGATATAAGTATCAATCAATAAAGAATAAGTTAATGAGTGTTCGTTCTCCATCGCAATTTGAAAACCATAGAAGAATTTAGCCTCAGGATATTGAACCTCTCTTGAGAAGTTCTCAGCAATGTTTTCATTAACAATACCATCAGATGCCGCAAAAAACGCTAAGATATTTTTGATAAAATATTTTTCATTATCTGATAAATTTTCCCAATCTCTAATGTCATCACTCAAATCAAATTCTTCAGCCGTCCAAAACGCCGCTTTGTGGTCTTTGTAAAATTGCCAAATATCATGGTATTGTATTGGGAATACCACAAATCTGTCAGGGTTTGGTTTTAAAATATTTTCCATATTACTCAGGTTTTTCTTTGTTATCTTTGTTATCTTTGTTATCATTACTTTTTTGATTCAATTTACGTTTCTCCATCAAATCTTTAATTCTCTGTCTATTTTGTTCTTCTTTTTGTTCTTCAAGACCTAAGAATGTAACTGATGACTCTGTATCAATTTCTAACATTCCGTTATCAAATTTACAGTTCTCAAACACAACCCCATCATCACCGATACGAGACTTAGTAATCGCAATAGTTGCTAATTTCATCTCTTTTTGTTGTAAAGTTTTAGCAACTGAGATAATAACGTGACCTACTTGTGCTTTCTTAATCGAACCACCCATTTGGTCAGTAGTAACAACCTCAGATGAGATTGAACTTCTATTACCTTGAGTTGCGGTCCAACCAACTAAATCAAGTTCGTGACACATAGCCTCAAATGACCTCATCACAGACCCCTCAGATTTCCATTCATCACTATGTTGTCTATCAGGTATAACACAGTCAATGTAATCCAAAAGAACCATATCAACTTTATTACCATCAGCAATCATTTTTCTGATTTGGTTTTTTATTTGGAACATTGATATTGTATCAGACGGTAATTTCGTTAGGATTAATTGGTTCTCCATTTTTTCCTTGATTTCCTTAACCGCAATCATAACTTCATCCTTTTTAGTTGATAAATCATCAGGGTGAACTTTTGTCCACAAAGTTATGTGTTTTCTTTGGATAATCTTAGGATTATCTTCAAAAAATATTTGAAGGACATTATAACCTAAATTAAATGCGTTATTCGCGATTTTAGTTAATAACGTAGATTTACCCACACCTGTCGGTGCCAAAACAACACCAATTTCACCTTTAGCTAAACCACCCTTTAATAATCGGTCAATACCTGGTATTCCCATTGGTATAGGATGTCTATAATCCTCATTTAAAACAGAATCTAAGTCAGAAAACACGTCTGACATACCACTTTCTCTTTGACCTACTTGTAAAGCCTCTCTAACTAATTGTTCAACTTTATCATAGTTTTCGAACTCACCACCATCTATGATTTTTTGTGCTTTGTTCATCACTTTTTGAAGTTCTTGTTGTTTACAAAACTTCATTGCTTTATCCTGAACAAAGTCCCCACCTTCAATAGGTGACTCTTTAATTTTTTTAATGGTATCAATAACCATTTTTGACGCCAATTCTTGTTGTAGTTCAGATTTTGTAATCTGTTCTAACGTATCATACGTTGGTGTATGCTCGTATTTAACGTAGTACTCTTTAATCATCTGCATGATT